TGATAATGGTTTTGTAAATACATTATTCAATGCTTATTATTCAAATTATATCACAAGCGTATTTAATCCAAAGAATAGAATTTCAAAAGTGACTGCATACTTGCCTTTAAGAATTTTATTGAATTATACTTTAGCCGATAGGTTTACAATAAATGGAAATAGTTATAAAATAAATTCAATTAAAACAAATTTAAAAAGTGGTAAATCTGAGTTGGAATTATTAAATGATTTATAATGATAGAGAATATTTTATTTTTATTAAAAGATACAGACTGCAAGGCGGACATTGTACAATTAGCAAAAGGAAAGAATAAGTTTCCAAATAGTTTTAGAGAATTAATTACAAGACAAAAGCAAGAATTACAATGGAAAAAATAATAGTTGAGTTAGAAGCTAAAACAAACAAGGCTTTAAAAGGAATTGACGGAGTTGCAAAGAGCGTTGAGGAATTAGGAAAAGAAGTTTCTGATTCTAATAAGGCAACAACAAATTCTTTAAAGGGTGTTGAGAAAGCATCAAAAGGTGTTGCTAAAGGGGTTCAAGCAGTTGGAACAGGATTGAAAGCTATTGGACTTGGTTTAATTATTGGTGCTTTAGGAACGTTAAAAGAACTTTTTGAACAAAATCAGAAGGCGGTTGATTTCTTTAGTGTTGCTTTTGAAACTGCTTCTGTTGTCGTTGGTCAGATGGTTACTGCTTTTACAAATGTTTATGAATCAGTTGCAAAGAGTTCTGAAAACTTTGACGCACTTGGTAAAGTGGTTAGTGGTATTTTAACGGTAGCAATCACACCTTTAAAGTTAAGTTTCTACGCAATTAAATTGGCAATTCAAGAAGCACAATTAGGATGGGAAAAAAGTTTTTTAGGAGGTAAAGACCCTGAAACAATTAAGAATTTAACGTTAGATATTTTAGAAACAAAAGGTGCTATTGCTGAAGTATCAAATGAATTTGTTGATGCGGGTAAAAGCATTGTAGATAATTTTGGCGAAGCAATAACAGAAACTACAAACATAGCTAAAAACGTAGTTCAAGAAGTTGGTAAGATTAGTATAAGCACCGCATTAGAAACTGCAAAAGCGAATACAGAATTACAAAAGTCTGCTGAAATAGCGGGAGCAATGCAAGGCTTATTATTTGAAAAGTTTGACAGACAAGCAGAGAAATTAAGACAAATAAGAGATGAAGAAAGAAATACTATTTCAGAGCGTAAAAAGGCAAATGATGAATTATTAATTGCAGTAAACAATGCAGAAAAGGCAATGCTTTCACAAGCTAAGCAACAATTAGCAATTGCAAACGCAAATCTTAAAAAGGATTCAGAAAATATAGAATTTAAAGTTGCACAAATAGAAGCGTTAAAAGAACTTGCGGGAGTTGAAGCACAAATTGAAGGTATAAGGTCAGAACAAAAAGCGAATGATTTAGCCTTAGATAGAGAATCAATAGAATTAACAAATTCTAAAAGGGATGCAGATTTAGAAATACAAAACAATAAAAGGGCATTTGATGCTGAGCAAATAGAGAGTGAACTTGCAAGGTTAGAAAGGCAAAAAATAAACAATGAAAATGAATTAGCAGAAGAAACTGCAAGGTTAGAATCTAAAAGAAATTTATATAAACAAGGTACTATTGCATTTCAAGATGCACAAAATGAATTAACCGCATACCAACAAGCAAACGGACAAAACCAAATTACTATCGATAAAGCAATTGGCAAGTCAAAAGAAAAGATTGCAATGGATACTTTAGGTGCAATTGCGGGAGTATTAGGGCAAAATAGTAAGTTTGGAAAAGCATTAGCAATTACAAGTGCTATTAGAGATACTTATACAGGTGCAAACAAGGCTATCGCACAGGGTGGTATTTGGGGAGCAGTTGCTTCAGCGGGTATTATAGCATCGGGATTTGCAAACGTTAAACAAATAATTGGTACTAAAGAACCCGCTCAACCATCTTTTGCTACGGGTGGAGGAAGTGGCGGTGGGGTTTCAGTTCCATCAGCACCATCTTCACCTCCCGCATTTAATGTAGTAGGTCAAAGCGATACAAGCCAATTAGCGGATGCAATAGGCGGACAATCACAACAACCAACAAGAGCATACGTAGTTTCTGATGATGTAACTTCTGCACAATCAATGGATAGAAATATTATTGACGGTGCTTCAATATAAAATACAAAAACAAACAAAAAAAACATTATATAATTATGAAGATAATAGAATTAATTTTAGATGAAGACGAAGCAATAGGGGTTGAAGCGATTTCAGTTGTCGAAAATCCTGCTATTGAATCAGATTTTATTGCTTTAAATAACCAAGAAATAAAACTTGCAGAAATAAGCAAAGAGAAGCGATTATTAATGGGTGCTTTATTAATTCCAAAGAAGCCTATTTACAGACGTAATGGAGAAGATGAATATTATGTATTCTTTTCTGCTAATACTGTATTAAAGGCATCCCAAATGTATTTGCAAAATGGAAACCAATCTAATTCTACATTAGAACACGATGGCAAGTTGAGTGGTTTAACATTAGTTGAAAGTTGGATAGTAGAAGACAAGGCAAAAGACAAGACTGCTTTATATGGCTTAGATGTTCCCGTAGGTACTTGGATGGGTAGCGTTAAAGTTGATAACGATGAAGTTTGGAATGACTACGTAAAAACGGGCAAAGTAAAAGGGTTTAGCATTGAAGGTTATTTTGCAGACAAATTAGAAAGACCAAACGAAGAACTAAAAGAAGATTTAGCCAAGTTAGAAGAACTTAAAAAACTATTATCATAATGAGCAAAGCGGTTTATTGTAAATGTAAGAATACTTATTCTATTGAATGTAAAGACGAGCAAGATTGCAAAACCCCTGATTATTGGAAACAAGGAATAGGCTCTATCAATAAAATAGATGAATAGCAAAATACAAAATATTAACTAAATTTTATTATATAAATATGAACACAAAAGAAACACTAAACAAAGTTAGAACCTTACTTGGTATTGAAGTAAAGTTTGAAACAATGAAACTTGATAATGGTGCAGTCTTAGAAGCAGAAGTATTTGAAGCGGGTGCAGAAATCTTTGTCGTTGCAGATGAAGAAAGAGTTGCAGTACCTATTGGGGAATATGAAACAGAAGACGGTAAAATTATTGTAGTTGCAGAAGAAGGTATTATTGCAGAAGTAAAAGATGCAGAAGCTAAAGAAGAAGCACCTGTTGAAGAAGAAGCAGTAAGTGAAGAAGTAGTTGAAGAAGAAATGGCAACTGAACAAGCAACACCTAAAAAAGTTGTGAAGTCAATTAGCGAAGAAACATTCTTTTCAGAAATTGAAAAACTACGTAACGAAATTAACGAACTAAAACTTTCTAAAACTGAAACAAAAGAAGAAGAAGTTAAAGTTGAATTGTCAGAAGTTGAAGGAATTTCACACAATCCCGAAGCAGTAACTGAAAAAAAAGAATTAAACCTTTATTCTCAAAAAGGTAAAAGTACAGTACAAAGCAGAATTTTTAACAAATTAAATAAATAAATAAAATGGCATTATCAATAACAAGTACTTATGCGGGAGAATTTGCAGGAAAATATATTTCAGCAAGTTTACTAAGCGGAAACACAATTGCAAACGGTTTAATTGAAGTAAAACCAAATGTAAAATTTAAAGAAGTTTTAAAAAGAGTTGACCTATCAGGAATGATTGCAAACGCAAGTTGTGATTTTACAGATGCAGGAACAGTTGCATTAACTGAAAGAATTTTAGAGCCAAAAAGTTTACAAATAAATTTAGAACTTTGTAAGACTCCTTTTGAATCTGATTGGGAAGCGGTTTCTATGGGATATTCAGCACACGATGATTTGCCTAAAACATTTTCTGATTACTTTATCGGACTAATGGCGGGTAAAATTGCAGAAGCTACTGAAAACAGTATTTGGAGCGGTTCAGCGGGTGCGGGTTCATTTGATGGATTCTCTACAATATTAACTGCAGCAACTTTGCCAACAGGTCAAGAC